CTCAGACGATTACATCTTCGCCTACGAGAATACTGGGCGTCCATACACTCAAGATCGCTGCAATAAGTTCTTTCGTAAGCTGGCTGACGGTTACGGGCTACCTGAAGTACCTCTACAAGGCCAGTTCAATAAAGATGGCAGTCAGATGTATTCTACCATCTGGTTAGCTGACTTACGACGAACTGGTATAACCCATGCCAGTCAGTCTGGCTGCTCTGACAGAGAGCTAATGGCTTTATCAGGCCACAAGAACCCTCAGATGCTGGTTGTATACGCAGTAGAGGGCGAGATTGAATCCACGAATGCAAATATAAAACGAGGACTATTATAAATGGATCACGAACAAATTACTGTTCAGTATGTGCGGCACTCCGGTGATGACCTCTCAGTCGTAGACGCGGCTAGAGTGAGCTATGACGATAAGAGTGAGGCTCTGGGTTATACGGGTAAGGAAGGTGGCCCAATGATCCCTGAGTTACACGACAGGGATAAGAAGCTCATTCGGTATTTGGCTGACCATAAGCACTACTCACCATTCAACCATGCCTTCGTCACTTTCCGGTGTACCGCGCCGTTGTTCGCTATGGCTCAACTAAAAAAGAGCGAGTACATGCCGTGGAATGAGATAAGCCGCCGTTACGTGGACAGTGAGCCTGAGTTCTACTGGCCTAATGAATGGAGAGGCCGTCCTCGCAAGGGTAACTCCAAGCAGGGTAGCGAGGGCCACATCACTATCTCCGACGATATCATAGAGGATTCCTATGACGGCGCTATGATCAGCTACCGGACGCTACTGGACATAGGTGTAGCTCCAGAGATGGCTCGCATGGTTCTACCGCAGTCGATGCTATCATCATGGATCTGGAGCGGCAGTCTTAAAGCTATCAGCAAGATGTGCAGCCTACGGTGTGCCGCTGACACGCAGTATGAGAGCCGTGTAGTAGCCAATCAGATTAGCGACATCATGCGAGGGCTGTTCCCAGTTAGCTGGGCTGCGCTGATGGGAGAGGCTTACCCGTATATACGCCCAATGAGTGACGAGGAGAGGCAGAGAGCCAAGGAGAGGGCGGCATGAGTAACGAAATCAAAATCACAGAACTGGAAGAGCATGAGGATGGGTCAGCGACTATACAGCTAGACCTTAGCCCAGAAGTTTTCGCAGAGATATTCCAAGCCGGTTTCATAGCCTTGGTTAAGCGAGGTCTAGATGAAGAAGACAGGTAAAAAGCAGTACGCCATAACATACTTGCATTATGTACTCGCAGTTCGCGGAACAATTAAAGAAGCTGTGGCGTATGCAAAACAAGCTGAAAAGGATAGGGAGATACTGAGTGACATGAGCCAGAGAGATTTCTTAGGTCATGCCTCCGATTATATATCTATCTCAGATGTCACTGGTCAGGATGTGTAATGATTAAGCTCTGCTACTATTGCTCACGCACCGACCAGCTACTGGCACATAAGACTATTGAGAAGTCGGTGGCTGAACGAGAGCTTAATAAAAACCGAAGCTCTCAGTTCTACATTCACTTGGAATCGATAGATGGTTACTAACTTAAATGGCAAAAATGGCAGACTGCCACTCTGGAATCTGCCATGCCACTTTACCCCAGTCAGAGGCATTTTATTGTTTAATATCAGTAATTTGGCTCCGGCGGTAGGGATCGAACCTACGACCAATTGATTAACCGTACCCATTGATTTCATTGGATAATTCGGGATATCTGCAAAATGCCTGTTAACACTAATTGTTTTTAAGTGCGCCTAATTAAGTGTTGACAGATGCGAATAACTGTATAAGCTAACGCTGTCTCTTTGGAGAGGCAGAACCCCAAACCAACTACCAACCAACTACTATGAGTGACCAATGACCTACCTCGAACAACTAGAAGTCATCAAGACTATCCCCATAAGGGAAGGAGACACTAAAGTAATCCAGTGTCCTTTCTGTGGCGGCTTAAAGAAGCTGTCTGTTTCTAAAGTAGACGGCCAATTAAAGTGGTATTGCTTTAGAGCCTCCTGCAATGGCAAAGGTATCTATCAAGGCAAGAGAAGCTTACAGGCAGCTAAGAACTATCTAGCAGATGCAGTACAGCAAAAGACTAGAGAGCCGAAGCCTATTCCTTCGATCACTACACCAGCCCGTAATCATCAGCCAGCACTCGACTACCTAGAACAGAACAACAGTCTAGAGGCTTACGAAGCTGGATACATAGATGTCCGATACGCACCGGCAGAGGACAGAGTATTATTCTGCACAGACACAGGCGCTGTAGGTAGATCTCTAAAGAAGTACGGACCTAAGTGGCTGACTTATGGTGTGCTTGAAGAGGGCATACACGTAGGAAATGGATCAACAGCCGTTCTTGTTGAAGATACACCGTCAGCCTGTAGTGTGAGTAGAATTGACGGCTTTGTAGGAGTTGCTTTATTAGGTACTCGGATAAGTAGTTGCCTAAAAAAGTCTCTAAATAAATACAGTGCCTGTTATTTAGTCCTTGACAAGGATGCATCGTCTAAGTCTATAACCATCTGTAAGAGTGTAAGTCGAAGTTTACTTGTTAGGCTAACTGCTGTGGACTTAAAGAGACTATCAGTTAACCAGCTTGTAGGAGTGTTAGATAATGCGCTTTGAAAAATTTAACATTATACCTAAGCCCCGTCGAGAAAACATGGAGCATAGGTTTAGTGGCTCTTATCTTTTAAAACCTTACGGCGCGGATCATAGAAAATATATAAAACTCCTGAGTAAAAAAATTCTTAAATCGACTTCTGACTGGGCTGGCTTTCATATTTGGTGTAGCCCTGTAGTTCCATTAGCACCGCCTTCCATACAGTTCCTTAAATAATTAAACCTTAACGCAGAGGACAACTGCGCAATCAACAACCCATCGTCGAAGTCACCTGTACCGACGTTAAACTAAAGGAATGGTATCCATGAAAGCTAGAGGCATAGCAATAATTGATCTAGAAATCGACGGCGGCTTTAAGGAAGCTGCCGCAGAAGAAGTAGCACTGGAAAATCTGATAGCAGACTACGTGAAAGGCAACAGCCGTGTAGTACACTATCAAGTTGAGCTTAGAGAGAGACGGGGTGAACCCGGATCAGTAGATCTGAGCAAGATGAAGTTCAGAGCTAACTAGCTAAAATTAAACGAAAAAGAAATTAAGCCCTATCTTCGGATGGGGCTTTTTTTATTCTATTGGCTGTGTTACAATAGCACTTTATTAATACAATAACAGCTAAGAGAGTTAAATGGACCAATCATTACTTAAAAGCTGCCTCAGTAATTCTTTCTATAGAGAAAACAAGGCAAAGCTAAGACCATCCCTTTTCGATGACACACTTAAAGAAGTCTACACAACCATCGTATCGATGCACGATAAATTTGATAAAGACCTTACCCCACTAGAATTATTCAGCTACTGGAAGGCAAAGAACCCCACCAGCACAGGCGCTTGGACAGCCGACATCCAAGACTTAATCAACTCAGTATCCAACGCTGAAGAGATAGATGATGTAGTCGCTGTTGATGTAATAGAAAATCTATGGCGTCAGCACATAGGTCTCGATATAGCCACCCTTGGAATAAAGATGTCTGAGGGTGATGCCTCTGCAATGGACTTACTTAAGTCTCTGCTAGATCGCGTCTCTGAAGGTTACATGCCTGATGACTTTGCTGATGAAGTCACTGATGACATCGATGAACTACTAGCCGTTGTCAGTAATGATAACCGCTTCAAGTTCAACATCCACACACTTTCTAGAGAGGTCTACGGCATTGGTAGAGGTGAGTTTGGTGTTATAGCTGCCTACTCTAATGTAGGTAAAACTGCGTTTGCTATTAGCCTATGCGCTGCACCGGCAGGTTTCTGCGCCCAAGGTGCTAGAGTGGGCTACATAGCCAATGAAGAGATTGGTAAGCGTACTAAGTTACGTGCGGTACAAGCATACACCGGCATGACCAAAGATGAGATTGCTTTTGATAGTCGCGGAGCCGCTGCCCGTTATGCAGGTATTAAAGAGAGGCTGACCTTCGTAGATGCTCAAGGCTGGGATATCCAGATGCTTGAGGCTTACCTGAATAAGAAGAAGTTCGATGTGGTGATCGTCGATATGGCCGACAAGATCGCTCTCACTCAGCAATTTAACTCTGGGCATGAACGCCTGAGAGAACTCTACTACCGTCTACGTGAGGCCGCTAAGAAGTTCGACTGCGCTATACTAGGACTATCGCAAGCATCGGCTGAAGCTGAAGGCAAGACCCGTATTACTATGTCGATGATGGAAGGTAGTAAGCTTGGTAAGGCCGCTGAGAGTGATGTCATGCTAGGCATAGGCCGTATGAATGATCCTGATAATCCTGATGACCCTAGTAGATGGATCACAGTGATGAAGAATAAGATCAGTGGCTGGCACGGTACAGTACTTTGCAACCTGAACTCACAGACCTCTCGCTATGAAGTGTGATGATCTGCCGCCGCACCTTGCGCTGCTTCTGGAAGAAGTTGGCGTAATTAACCCCAAGCCTGAGCCGCAGCCGGTAGTGCGTGACCTCTCATTTAAACGTCCAGAGTTGGATGAGAATGGAGAGCCGCCGTGGTAGATGAGTTGGTAATGGATTTTAAGCCAGAGGCTAGTCGTGCTTATAACAAAACGCCGACTACTTGCGTTGCTGATCCTGTTAAATGGCTTGTATTGGATCTAGAGACAACGGTTCAGAGAATAGATGGCCGCATAGATAATAGCCCAAAAAACCCCGACAATCGGTGTGTGTCTGCTCACTACGGCTGGCTTGGGCTGGAGACTGTAGATGAGGTTCATACAGACCTTTGGTATCACAAGGAGCTACAGTCGCCTGATGGTATAGACCGCCTGAAGCAGCACCTTGCTGAAGCAGATGGCATGATATGCCACAACGTGAAGTTCGATGCTGAGTGGCTGCTAGAGATGGGCTTTGAGTTACCGCCTATCGT